TTCTACCACTTTGTCGTAAACTTCCGGCCCTATGATAGCTGTTAAGCGCCTTACACTTAATGGTATGTAAGGTTTCCACTTAGAGAAATCGGTTGCAGCGTCAATCATTCCTAGCGCTTCGACTAGCTCCGACGTACCATTGTTATTTTTATCAAAGATTGTTTTCATCACTTCTTATTCTGGTTAAATTCATACTTATTCCACCCTTCAAAGTCTCCGTTAAAGCTATTCACTTCATCGAAAAAGTCTTTATAAAAACAGGATAGTCCGGTATCGATCGTTATTGTAGCCTGTTCACACCTGGGATTTGTGTTGATATTTGCAGAACTTTCGATAACAAAATCGAAATGTTCCCCAAAACCGGCCATTACTTTACTATGATTCTTAAATATGCAGATCCGCCCATTATTCCTTTTTGCTACATCCTTTAGATAGGAATAAACACCGGAATAACTTCCCTGGAAAATTTCACCCACATAAAAATCAATTCGTCCGATATATCCTTTTTCAATCCAGTTTTCAATTTCCTTTGCATCAGTAATAGCCATACACCAGGTAGATATTAGGCAATATTCGATCTTCTGCTGTTTGACTATGGCACGTAAATAAGTTAAGCTATCCACATCCCCAAAGCTGATACAGTGATAGGAACATCCCGGTTCAAAATGCCAGGGTAATTCCTTTTCTAGTGCAAGTTCACTTTTTACACGTTTATCGAAATGCCGCCCTTTCATCCTTTTACATTGTACATGTTTCCCTGGCTGTTCTGCTGCTTCCGTAGTTTCTTCCGGCCCTGAATCGACATGCAAAGGTAATTCCGGTTCTTTGGGTATGTCTGACGCAAAAAGTTTACGCATTTTCTTTTACTCTGCTACTTGGTGAAATGTTCTCTTCCGCATTGACAATACTTCGATAAAGCCCTATTTGCGTCTTACTTCCCGGAAAATTCGCACGTATATAGTGCATCAACGGTTTACAAAGTATCATATCCGGTATAGCTGTTTCACTGGCATTATAAACCTTTATAGAATAAAGCTTCTCGGATCCGCTGGATAACTTATTTTCCATGATAAGGTTTGATAAAACTGGATCCAGCCCAAAACCAGAAGTCGCCGCAGCATCCGCCTTATTAGCTATTTTTATCTGGCTCTCGATATACTCTTTTATCTTTTTATCGATAGGCGTGATCGTCCATCCTTCAAAGTTATTGGCTTCCGCGTTCCAAAATTTAGTAGTGTGCATATATTTACCGACATTCTGGCGTCCGGTAACACCTGCCGCATACTTTTCCATTGCTTCATCTTTAAAGTCTTCCAGCATTTTAGCGGAATAAGCAATACCTTTACGCTTGCAAATGTCTTTTATTCGTTCTTCCGCTGCATCCCAATATCCCTGCGGGCTCTCAATGTGCAAGCTTAAGGCCGACGAATTAGCATTATAAGCGGCCAGTAATGGCGCAATCGTACCGGCCAGCTCTAGCCATGGGAAAGCGCCAAGAAAACGAGGTGTGCTTACGAAATCTTTACAAAAAGAATAAATATTGAAATAGCCAACTGATATCGGATGTTTAAAAGGATCTGCCGGGTTAAAAACCGGATATTTAGCCAATTTAGTAGGATCCGGAAACGGCCAATCACCTACATATACATTTTGCGGAAAGTCGTGGTTATCGTCTGGATATTCAAAACGGCATTTTTTATAAGGTATATGTTCCAACTTTAGAAATTTACCTGCTGCACCAATACGCGGCCCCCGGTTTCTAATAAACTTAGTCCAAAACCCCTGCATGTGGATAAGATCAACTAAGGATCGTAACATAAACTCGCGATGATCCCAGCGCTCTAAATCTTCCTGGATCTTATCATCTAGTATCCATTTCCGATAAAACTTATTATTTCCTTCGTCGATGGCATCTTCAAAAAAACGCGGGCCTTCTCCCCATTGTAGGCCCTGTATTTTCCCCATGATACCTTCCCCACCGTAGAAATTATCTAGTAAACGCTGTACGTCTCCTGGTAAGTCGTTATTAGCGCCCATCGGCACGATATCAATTCCATTAACTCTTATTTTCTTAGTCTGCCAACTATCCGGCCTGCTAAAATTAATAGAAGAAGGCGCCCAGCCTTTCCCCATGGCAAAGGAAATTAATTGTCCTTCCCCTGTATCTATAAATCCGAAATTGCCTGTTCTTCTGATTTCCATATTAAACGTAAATTTTGATCCCGTTGAACTCTGTAACAAGTATTTGCCAACAATTTAGCGGTTTGCCTGTTTCTGTATCAGTTAGAAATAATTTATAGCTAGAATTTTCGATCTCTGCATCCGATGTTTTAGGCCGTAATCTAGCACATTTCAACCTAACCGAATCCCCGCCAGATCTCCGCTGACGATCGTATTTTCTAAATGTTATAGAAAAAGTGTCACCATCTGCGGAAATTTGCTTCATCTGCTCGATAGCGGTATATAGGTTTATAGTTTGAATACCCTTCGCCATAACTGTTTTATTTTCGGCCAGTGTGCCCGCAATACATCAAATAAATAATAGGAGAAAACAATAAGGCAGATATATAACAAAGCCTTCCATAAACTAGTCGAAGGCTTAATTTCTTTGCTCGTCTTAATATCTTCTTTCTTATCAGTCTTACGATTTACTGCTGTTGAATCGTTTATTACTGATTTTATATTTTTCTCCGTGTCGATCTCCGTATAAAGTTCTTTTTCTTGATTAGTGGTGGAACCGGTAAAAGAGATTTCTTTGATTGGTGGTAAACCTGTTTCTTTCGTAACTGGCTTTTCCGTATCAAATTTAATAACGACGCGGTTTTCCTCGTCAGTTCTAGTATTACGTTCTGTACTATGTCCCTGCTGCTTATCTTGTTCCTCTCGCGTATCTGTGCGAGCTTTAACGCTGTCTGACAATACCGTTTCATTTGTTTTCCGGTGATCGATCGTTGCGCGGCTACAACTAGCAAGGAAGACTCCCGATAGTACAATATACAAAGCATATTTTTTCATATAATTAATTGATTGGTATTCTTTGTGTACATGCCTTCCGCCCGCAAAGATTCGGCTTCATTGCTTTAATTTCTCGTTCGTTCTCACTCACCTTTAGCGCCAGTTCCTTGATATTTTCTTTCAACTCCACCCGATCCGTTTTAAGATCTTCAATTATCTGCTGATATACGTTTTGCACGGATAGCATCGCATCAGCTTCGGCCTGTTTCCTAGTATATTTTAGAGTAAAAAGCCAAGTAATACCACCAGTACAAATAGAACTGATTACTGTAGTAATTAATATTTCATTCATATTGCTCTATTTTTAGGCAAATATGAGCTTTTAAGATGTGTAGGTAAAGGACAAAAGAAAGGGCACACCGTTCCCGATGCACCCTATAAATAAATAGATATATTCTGATTAACTGGCTACTCTTTATGTTTTTCGGAATTTTCCGCAATCGTAGCAATACATAAAGCAAAACCACGTACTAAATACCCTGCAACAAAGATTAAAATGGCTATTGCAATAACCGGTATTCCTAAACTATCAAAATCCATTATCCCGGCAAAAGCCCCTATAATTCCGGCTATTTGCGAGACTATTAAAAATATCTTTGAAGATTTACGCAAAAGATTCACGCCGTTATCTTCTTTTGTGGCAAAATTCGGCTTTAGTGTGTTCATACTGCATTATATTATGATTAGCTGGTAAATGTAGAGAAAAAGCCACAAATAAAAAAGCTTTATCCGATTAGATAAAGCTTTCTCGTCTTATTATTATTTCACTTTTTACATATTATCCAGAATAAAATCAGCCGATATTCCAAAATTATCGCGTAAACGTTTCACCATGTTTAAATTAAGCGATCGCCTACCGGATAAAAGTTCACTTACACGAGATTCAGAGACACCCAGTTTTTTAGCGGCATCCTTCTGTTTTATATTGCCTATGCTCATACGTTGTTTGATAGCGTCCGTTATTACTGTCGATACCTTACCAGGCAAAGGATGATAAGCGGCCTCCCATTCATAAATCGCATCAGTAAGGCGTACAAATTCTTCTTTGTCTGCTTCTGAAAGCAATTCCATATCACCAAGCTTTGTTCCCTTCTGGATCAAAACTTCCATTTCCTTTTTATATTCCCTGTATTGGGAATCACTACTAATTTTCATAATGCCCTCCTTTTTAATAATTCTTAGCGTCGATCCTATCATATTCTTTGTGGGTACCAATAAAGCGAATAGTCATTCTACCAGCAAAGAAAACAACGATCGCAACTATTCGATAATTATTTCCTCGGATATTGAACACATACCGGTTATTTCCCACATAATCGGCTGAAAGAAAATCATTTTTCAGTTCATTGTGATTTTTCCAGTCTGCGGCCTCTATTTTTTCTACCCATTTTTCGATAGCGTTACTAGCATCCGCATGTTTTTTTATGAACTCTTCCAGCTTTTCAGAATCGATTATTTTCATAACTTCTTTTTGTTTGATACAAAGATACAAAAAATTCCCAAATGTGGAAGTTTTTAAGAGATATATTTTTTATTTTTAATCATAATATACATGAATAACATCTATGTGAAATCTAAAAAGTGCAGAATTTCCCGTTTTTGAACCTGTTTTTGTCTCAAAAAACAGAAAAACACTGTATTTGAAGGGTAAATTTTGCTCATCCTCACTACAAAGCACTGAAAAACAAGAGAATAAGCATAAACGGGTACGTATTCTTTTTTTTAGTCACACACCGAAGACCGAGCCGCTCAGAAGTCGAAAGGCGATTGCCTCGTTTTTTGAAATGTGAAATATGATTAATTACGTTAATATTATTAACATTTCGCAACTTTGGCGACAAAAAAGGCCGACCCCGGTATAAGGTCGGCCTATTGGGGCAATTGCCTTCATCACCCTTCCATGTCATCGAATCCCGGCACGTAAGGGCTGGCATTACTAGCCTTGCCTTTGCCCCTAATAGCCCGCCGCCAGAGCTTACGCATCATTAAGTATTTAAAAGCATCAGAGAAGTTCGTAGAAAGCATAGGCAATTTCTTAGGTGCCAGTTTCTCCGACTTCTTAATCTTATAAACTATCTTTTGCTGCCCCTTGTATCGGATCCCGGCTGGTGCCTTCTCAATACTAGACACGGCTTCTTTGCAATTAACTGCATCAATTAAAAGAATTGGTAATGCTCTGTTTTCCCCCTTCATTAGCTCCAACATAAAGTCGTATTCTTCATCTTGCCGGATATTAGCTTGTTTGCGACTCATAAGATTAACGATCCATCCTGTCCGGTTGCCTTCCCCGTCTATCTCGATAGCTTCTTTCAATTTTCGCGCATAGTCTTCTTTCTGCTTTTCAAAATTATTTCCGGCACGATCATAATACAAGTTTAATTCCTTTTCCTCGTGATTCAGGAAAAAGCCTAAGAATTGATCTGCCAATTCTCTAAACCAATTAGGCGGTAACTCAAAAAAATTCTTATGTAATCGGTAATATGCACCGTCTTCCTGCCCTATGATTAGGGATAGTTGATTACCAAAATCGACGCCTGCATCTATCGGGTTATCATGGTGTAAAAAGCGCAGATCCCTAGAATTTACTGCCGGTTCCCCATGATACACACCATCTGTATATTTATGCTTTTCAGAAAAAGCCACATAAAAACGGATATCTCGGCGAAGCCCAGGGCGCATACCTACCACCGATTTTTTAAATTCGTGTAATTCAAGTGTTCCGTTAAAAAGTTGCTTTATATACCCAATTGTTAGAATATCAATGTTCGTAAAGCTAGAAGCATTAATAAAATAACTTTCCCCCTTCCGCATCTTAAGTAAGGCAGCTTCATAATAGATTATCTTTTTTTTAATCCGTCTTAGTTTATCAGGAGAAGGAGATTCTTTATTTTCTTCCCGTACTAGCTTAATACGCAGTTCATTTAGTTCCCCTGCCGCTTGGACTATTTTTAGAATACGTTCTGGCTTCATCAGCTTTACATAACGAAAATACCAGTCATATTCTCCCTCCAAAACATCCGGCATGTCCGTAGTAATGGTTACCCCTAAAAAGTAATGACTATGCCCGTAACGAATGGCATCACCACGCAAAATCGGCATAGCTCTATTAACCTTCTTATCTTGATCGTATTTAGCTTCGTCAAAGAATAAATGAACTACTGACTTACCAGCCAACAAAGACGGATGATCTAGGGATCCTAGAAAAATTATAGATCCATTCCAAAATGAAATAGTATTTTTATAATCATCTACTATTATACTGCACCTTTTTCGCCAAGATTCAGGCGGGCGTTTGTTAGAAATGTAGTGTACACCTTCATAAAGCCCCATTAACTCCCAGCCTGTTTTTACCGCTGGCATTATATTATCTGTTAAATTCGTGTAGGTATTAGCTGCAAAAGCAAGCGCCGCACCTGGCATATCATAAACACAATCGGCAGAGCGTCTGGCCTGTATAACAGTACTTTTAGCCATTCCACGACCGGCACTTGTGATTAGATTAGTAGTATCTATCCAGTCCGTCAGTACCTTTATAATATGTGAATATCTTACTTCAACATCATCGGTATTAATCCTCTGTATCGTCTTCTCTGAACTCTTCGGCATCTTCGATCATTCGTTTTTTAAGATTAAATTTCTTTATCTGTGCATCTTCTTTTAGCCTATCCCGTACAATCATTGGTATATCTGGAATTTCATCGATAAACTCTTCCAGCTCTTTTCGATCCGTTTCCGGTACACCTAGATCAGATCGTTTTGTCGTATAAATGACTATCTGTTTTTTATTTAGAAGTTCTTCCGGGATTTCTGTTTCAGTCGAAGCAAAGCGTAACCTTAATTTAGCGGCACGTTCCAGAATACGCGAAGCTTCTTCACCTTTCCCCATCAGAAACATAGAATCTGCCCACTTTTCCAGCTTCTCGGCGTATAGGTTCGCAAATGCTTCCGGCCTTATATTTTCTTGTGCGTAGAAGAAATTTATAGAATCAGAATAAACCTGTCGGGCCATCCAGTCAGACAAACCGTAAATTTCTGACTTAAGTAACTTGATAATACCAGCTTTTGTTATTACCTTACCGTTATACCTCATTCTAGCCCTTAGCCCTCTAACCATTTCCATAAGCTCGTAGTAGGCGCGTTCCTCTGGCGGTAAGGTATCTAAATCACCAGTAGATAAAATCTGTGTGATCTGGTTAATATCTATATTTTCAAGATCTAGCCGTGTCGGCTTAGTTACATTCATCTTCATCGATTTGCTCTACAATTATTTCAAATGTTCGTCTCCTATTCACCTTCTCCAGTTGTTGAATAGCAATTATATTCCCCCCTTCGGCCTGTTCATGCAGTTTCATTTCCGGGTTAGCCCTAGAAACTAATATTCCCTGCCGGATTATTCCGTTAATTGTTGTACCCTCTATATAAGCATCCTTTACAAAAGAATCAACATCTACGCCTAGATAAATTGCTATCTCTTTAGGGCTGTATCCTAACGCTGCCATTCGCTGTATATCTTCCCTTTGCTCTATATCGAAAAAGAAAGAGTCTACCGGTAAGTTATTCATTATTTAAAATATTAAGACGTTCATAATCAGACTGAATTTCAGCACCTACTTTCTGACTCTGGATCCCGACTTCGGATCGATCGCACGGGTGAGAAAAGCGGGTTTTCATAGCTCGCCATGTAGCCCGCTTTATTTCCAGTTTGCAAAGATGGAAACCTAGTTTTTTTTCTAGCTTCGATTTCTTTTTCCAGGATATCTTTTTTGTTAGTCCATTTTTCGATTTTCGCTTGGGCCTTTGCTTTTTTTTCTTCGTTGTCGGATTTTTCAAGGTCATTCTTACCTTTGGATATATTCGACTTTGCATTATTCAGTTGCTTCACGAGATCCAGATCCGGCAAAGCTGAAATTTCATTTCTTTCAGCGAGTTCCTGCATAATTTTTGCTTTCCCTAATATCTTATGATTTTCCCGGTAATATTCCAGTTCTTCCCACATTTCCCGGTTATCCAGATAATTTTCTACTGCTGTCTTAGCCCATCTGAACGTTTCCTCACTTGCAACATCATCCGGTGTATTGGCTAACATCTCATGACTTTCCCGGTACAGGTCATAAGCTGAAAACATATCTGATACCAATATTTTAAACTCATTCGGACAATCCTTTTCATTTAAGAAGGGAAATTCTTCCCGGAAACGAATTGTTTTACGTACAGTTTCAGGGACTTCACAATACTTTGATTTTGCTTCCTCTAGTTCCTCTTCCAGTTCGTCTACTTTATCTTGGTTTTCGTCTGCTGATAACACTTTCTCGATAAATTCATCGCTAACAAGTTCATCAACAGTAACACCGAAGCGGTCAGCCAATGCGATAAGTGAATCATCTACATACGTTTTAGGCAAAACAGATTTAACGGTTTCTGGTATCGGTTCCGGCTTCTTGTATGCAGTTCTGCGCATTGAAGAAAAATCCATTTCAGATAATCCGGCCAGCTTACGTAATTCTTCGAAAAGCGCTCCTTTAGTCATTTCACATTCTCCAATCTGCCGAAATTTAGCTTTCAACATGCGATTTACTCCGAATATTTCATAAAGCGCCACACCTTCCGCGAAGTTTCTAGGCCCTTGTAAATAGGAAATAATTTGTTCTTTCATTTGATTAATTTATTAAGTGAGACACAAAGATTAAAAAAGGCAATTGCCAGGCAAAGGACTAAAAAAGCCCCGAACATCACTGCCCAGGGCTTACAAGTAGTTACAAGTAAAAAAATTAAGCCTCGTATCTTGATTGCTCAACAAATTTCATTGCCCCACCTCCGGTATCAAAAGCCTTAAATGTGATCTGGCTTCCAGGTGACGCGGTGAACACCTTACCAGCTTGCAATAAAAAGACAGACGAAGCGCCGGTTTCTACTGTTGGTGCAACACCAGCCGTAATACCAATCAACGTTAAGACGTCGCCATGTTGAGCACCTGTAACAGTTGCTATTTTCGCAGCTCCGGCACTTAGCTGATATTGCCCTGTACCTTTGAAGGTTATTTCCGTTGCAGCCGCCGGAACTACTGCCAGGGGTTCTTCGTGCGGGATCGTGCCTTCATAAATTCCGATATCGTCCCCCTTGCTAATTTGCGTAAAAGTAAATTCAGAAGAATTTGCATCTTTATTGCCTGTATAGTTCACAGACATTTCAATCGGGTTACATGGTGATCCGATAATATCTGCTGGTTCCCCGTTACAATACTGCAAAATAGCAATACAATGACGACCTAGCCAGTTCGTCTTAAATTCGCGCACTTCTCTTTTATTCCCTGGATGCTTCCCTTTAACCGAAGGCGTAAAACCTTTCGCATCGGTTTCACCTTCACCGTTAGAAGCCAGTTCAACCGTACCAGGCGTAATATAAAGATCCACAGAGTACGCCGACGGTTTTACTACAATATCACCAACCAGGACGACACCGGCACCATCACGCGGCGGAAAAGAAACAATGTCTTCAACGTCGATCAACGTAAGAACATCTTTAGGCGTTATTCCCTTACCCGGACTTCCTGCCGGTCTGGGTACAGATGTTTTAATGTAAGTTTTCATATAGCTATTTTTTTGAGATTAATAATAGGTAGGGGAAAATATTCCCCCACCAATAATTAGCCGCGTGCAACTTCGTAGAACTTGCCATCGTCAGTTTTAACCAGCTTGATAAACTTACCGGTACTTAACGTTAGGGCGGACGTTAAAACAAAACTTCCGCCGGTTGCAATTGTACTAGCATTTTCTTTACCACTTCCGTGGATCGTGTAAGTTTTTCCGGCGATTGCATCTGTAAAGTTGGTGATTGCCGTAGCTTTCGTATTTTCACCTGTTACGAAAACAGATCCACCCTGTAAAGAAGGCGTTGTTTCATCTGGGGCAAACTGCAAAGCATCGGCGGCGCCAGTCTCGCGGCCTATCTCAATAAATTTCCCGTCATCACGTTTCATTAAACGGATCATATCACCCTTTTTAGGGTTCCAAGCTTCCGAAATAAGGGAGAAATTACCGGACTTATCAATCTTAACGCCCTTATTCGTATTGCCACATTTCAGCGTAACAATCTTCCCGACCTCTGCATCTTCAATATCAGTAATAGCCAATAGATTAGTATTAGCAACAGTTACAATAGAAGTATGATACTTTGCAGACGGCTGCGTATCCTTATCGGCTTCGATAAAATAAGATGCCGGACGGTCGTATTCATTGCAGAAAATCATCTGACGCGAATAGTCCATGTCTTCTTTCTTTGTGTATTTGAATCCTACTGCATAAGCCCAGGTAGATTCTTTCCAGTTACTCCATACTTTCAAAGTCCAGTCTTGCTGCTCAATATTGAATTTCGTCATTTCTCCCGGCTGATCTTCGAATGTATGGATATTACCTTCCAGCGTCCAAAAAATACGATGGTGATTATCAGCGTTCGGCACTGCTATAAGTTTCACCGACGGATATTCTTTCACGTACATAATATTAGCCTTGTAGTCTTGATTCTGCGCATAATGCAGTTCATTGTACTTGTGGTACCACACAATCATGTGAGAAGGCATATACAAAGCTAATGTACCAGAATCGCGAAGAACGGCTGGTATCATTGATGTAGCCTGATAAACTTTTTCCCCGATATTCTCTGGTGACAAAGTACCAAGCTCAAACGGCTTCACCTGATAAACCAGCTTACCATTATTGATATCAATATGGCCTACTACTTTCTTATTCAGAAATTCATAGATACCATCAGCGGCCCCCATAGCACGGCCCGGCTTATTCAGATCCGGTTCTTTACGCACACCATTAACACGGCGCTGTTCACGTTCGTTATGCAGCTTCTTCGCTGTCTCTGCGAGAATGTATTCAATAAAAGACCACTTAATAACCTGGGATCCTTCCTTGTTGTAGCTTCCGATCCAAGATTTTTCCAGCGCTTTTAAATCCTTGAACTTATGAGCAAACATAACGCTAAACATACGCAGCGTTTCATTGTCAAACTCATAATTGCCCTTAGTGACATTATCGAAGTCACTAGCGGTATTATCTGCTTGTGAAAACTCACCTAACCAGATATTAGTTAATACTGCTAGATCTTGATAACCACTCTCCAAAGGGAAAATACTCTCGATAGATGGCAAAACCATCAAAAAAGATTGCAAACGATCCTGCCACGGTACACGATAGAAAGCGCCTAAATCTTCTTTCAGCCTAGAATAATCGATAGAACTAGCCGTAGGTACCTGAACTGCAATACCCTTACGATAAAGCATTTCAGCACGTAAACGCTGATTATAAGCTCTATCCATACCGTACATTTCACCGGTAATACCGCCTAGCTGCTTATCATCATCCCAATTCAAAACAATGTTTTTAGCATCCGGTATAATAGTCCCGTTTTGTGCCCCGGTTCCCTTGTCCAGTTCTGCCATATCAGAGAGCGTTTTAATTTTTTGATTAAGACCGGTAATCTCTGTTCTCTTAGCTGCTACTTCCGTAGAAAGTTCTCCTTTTTCTTTAGCCAGAGTTTCGATTTCTACCTGCGCGGTAGCTAATTTGGCTGTAATATCAGCTAGCAAACCTTTTATTACTGCATTGGAAGCACTATCTTCCGGGATAACAGTTCCATTTTCCGTACTTCCTTGCGGTTTATCATCCGGGAAGTCATTACTTAACGCTTCACAAAAACCAGTGAGAAAAGTTTCATTAAAGCCCATGTTTTTAAGCTTTTCTTTCTCTTCTGCCAGTAAAGCGTTTTTTTTGTCCGCGTCCTTATTCCAGTCCTTAATCCCCAGAATAGCCATTACAGCCGGAACGAATTGTGAAAAACGATTTTTCATAAAACAAATTGATTAAAAAGTGAATATTAAATTATCTCATTAGCCCTTTTTAGTGTCGCTTGTGATAATACCCATACGATAGCATCTTCCAACGTACCATAAGCATCTACATAACCATTTGCCAGGGCTACATCAGCAAAATAGGTTTGCCCACGAAAAAGAGGATCGTTTCGATCGTATTTTATGCCCAGATTCCTGGCAACTGCCTGTGCAAAAAGATTGTGATAAAAAGAAAGCTTCTCTTTAATAAGGCTATCATCCTGTTTCTCTTCCATATCACGAATCATTTTATTTTTCAGATCCGCACTATCAGGATAAATATCCTTAAGCTCAACGCCTAGCTCTTCATAATACTTTTTAAAGCTTTGATAAGTGTAGATAATCCCGCAGGATCCTATTTCGTCCATTGGGGAAGAAACGAATTTCCGCCCACATGCAGACACAAACCAAAAATGCGCGGAAGCACATACACCGGTAATGTATGCTGCAATTGGTTTAGAAGATTCCCGGATCATTCTTTCCAAAAGATCCACACGGGTAATCATTCCGCCAGGGCCGTTTACAAATAAGACAATACCGGCTATCTTTGGATTTGCTAGGGCTTTTGCAATAAATTGTTCCAAACGGTAAGTTTCCCAAGAATATAAAACGCCATCACAGGTAAGTATAACGACTGAATTTTCCGGTAACGAAGCGTCTTCCAGTTCCCATCGATCCGCCACATAAGGCATAGCGGCATAAGCCGTAACCTTATTTTGCAAAAGATGCTGTTCAATAGCTGCTAAGTTACCGTTATTTATAGAAGGCAAGATAAGTGACAAAAGGTGGTGATAATCCTTTGCCTCGATCGCCCATTTCTCATTAAAAATCTGCTGAATTTTATCCACGGTTTCTTTTTTCTGCAAAAGAAACCGTTTAAAAGCGGGCTAGAAAGGACTGTAAAAGGCTTCTGAATGTGACATTATCCCGGTTAGTTTACATTGATATTGCCCGGCTACCTTTGCATAAGTAAACGCCAAGGGTGTTTGTTGTGTTCCAGATACAATTTCGCAACCGGCTTCATTGGTATAAATGGCGATTAACTCTTGCTTGCTCAATGCAGCCAGCAAGTGTTCATTAGCTATATCGATCAGGGCAACATTAAACGTATGCCCTACATTATATATAAGGCCGCCTTCTGCTTCTTCCGGTTGGATGTCAGGTGTAAATGATCCTGGCACGATTGGAATCTCATAATCTCCATTTTGGAAGGAAACAAAAGCACGTGACATAATTAGGGCAAAACGATTTATTTTGCCTATCGGTATCAGTCGAAGCGAATTAGCTGCTGAATAAGGTGTTTTCTTTGTTCTCATACTATATAACTATTTGATATTCAATTACTCCGCATTTTTCCGGCATTTTTCCGGCAAAATTCCAGCAAAAAAAGGACATTAAGATACACTTCGTAGGTGAAAAAAACTTCTATTTTTTCTTGTATGGACGTTTTTTACTTGAACGTCTTATATTATCTCTCCATCGCTGGTAATCCTTCTGCAATGCTTCTTCGGTTATTGATTCAATGCAGTATTTTTTCATAAAGTAGTGTACAGACTGGATCTGATCGATCCCGAATTTGTGTTTATTTTCATCAATCAGATCGTGAAGTTCTGCACGCATCATCAATTTTATTTTCTTATTAAGTATTTTCTGACTGCGTATTCCTAGATAATTGAAACGTTCCGGGGATTTCCCACCGGCCAGATCCCCTTCCCTACGATCCGGCAATATAATTTCTAAATTACCCTGATCCCTAGAACTGTTTATCGGTCGTTTTTCTAGCAAATCATAAATAAGATGATAGATATCCAAATTATCGGGAAACTTCACTGGTGCCCCGTCTGGATCTGCGGAAAATTTAGACCAGCAATATTCCGCTAAATGTGCCTCGATTGTTATTTTCGTTGTTACCATGATTTGAATTTTGCTACAAAAATATAAATAAAATATTGATTAACAGCATTATATATACAATAAATTAAATCATTGATTCCATAACGGAGAATATAAATATATTTACACTATTTAATAAGCGATAAATTTACCGCTTGTTAAACATACTCTTCAATCGTCTGTTTTTTCAAATTTCGCTCTAAATCTTTGTAATTTTGTAACCTGTAACTTTCTTATCTTAACTTACTATATATCAATATTTTAATTTAGTCACAAAACCATGATACAAAAAAATAAGAGAAAAAACAGTTTGTAACCAGGCTATTTCCCACCGTCACAAAATGCAAGGTTACAAACACTGTTTTTTTGTAACCAAGTTTGTAACCAAGTTTGCAACCAAATTTGAAACCGATTATCTTTCTTATTATTAGTTACTTATCTTCTTTTTCAAACATAGGATACAGAGTTACAAAATTTTAGTAAGTAAAAAGGGAAGGGGTAAGGGGAAACCGAAAGGCAGGGCGGCTGGCGCCGGGCGCTTTTCAAGTAAAAAGGCCAGACACTTTCGTATCTGACCTCTTTACTTTGTACCCTTCGTTACAGTCCTGGACGCAATGTAGTCACATGGTTAGCTGTTTCGTAACCTTTCGTAATACTCTTCTTTCCATTTTTTTTCGATCTCCATAAGACGTTTACGCCTTATCTTTGTAAAATCATCGTTAAACTCATACTCAAAATGCCCGCACCATATAAACAAACATGCTATCTTAATAAACCATTCCAGTTTTTGTTCGTCCTGGCATTTTGTAGCGAAATTGAAGATAGTCCCTTCTTCCATCACTTCCAAAAAGTCGTATACCGGCTTAGCAAATTCATAGAATCCGGGCACCTGCATCAAATCCCTAAATTCCTGGTAGCTTTTTAGTTTATATTTAGAAAGGCACATTCCCAGAATCAGTTTTTGTATCGGTAAAACCTTCAATCACTGTCTGCGCAGGCGTCCGGTTTGCTTCACTCTCCCCCATCTCCATATCATTAATTCCAGTGGCGCTAACAGTCTGAATATAGATCATATCACAGGATTTACCGTCTATCTTCCTGGTGATACGTCCAGAACTATTTCGCATAACTTCTGGATTAAGACATTTCACATAAGGCGTAAGATTCGCAAATCCTTTTAGAGCTTTCGTAAAACGCTGCATGGTACATTTACGCATACCAGAAAAGTTTATAAAGTCCTGAAAAGCGGATTGCCTATCAACTAATACATTAACCTTATCCCCATCTTCGGCAAAGTATCCTTTAGCCCAATCTTCAAAACCGGCTCCCATATCAGCTTTATATTTTCGACGCATGATGTTATCCATTGGGGGCAGTATCTTAACTGAATCATCAATCAATGAAAGATAGAACTTGCAACATTGCAACATGAAGTTAATATCCTGGTTCCATTCTTCCTCGTTATAGTCTGTTAGCAAATTCTTACCGAAATCATCCCGAATAGATCTTGTTTCCAAATAGTCATTATCCGGTGTACGTTGGTGATAATAGTCTGAAAATACCATATAAAGCAACCTTCCTTCTGTTGATGGATCAAAATCCACCGGCACAAAGTTTGTTGTAAATCCAATTTTCGGGCTATCCTTATAAGGTATGTTGAATGATTGATTGTTCTTCGGGTTTACGGTCATATCAGACGAAATAACGTCGTAAAACAAACCGGTAGAAGTATATCTATCGCAATCATCTATTAATAAAAAGTCGGTGTGTTGGGTGATCTGATCGAACACGTGGGGATTATCCATTAATTTAGGATTACGGCCGGATAACTTAACAGTCTTCATAAAGTGATCGAAAGTTTTAAAAAGAAAAGATTTTCCGGATCTTCCGTTACTGTCCCCGTCTTCTCCTAGTTTATTATCCATCGCATAAGGTGACCAGGCACGGGAAGGGGATTTATACCGGTGAAGAATATAGCCGATCGCAAAAATCTTATTTATCAAGTTCTGTTTTTGCTCCGCTATTTCTGCCGGTTCCAGGTTAGGCCCTGCAATATCAAAAATATGTTCTAGTCGATATCGATCCGCTTCCTCATTATCCAAGTGATCCAGAGAATATTCAAGCTCTTTCCGCCAGTGTGTTCTACTCGTATTAATTAAGTATCGAAAAATATTACTAGCATGTTCGTGTATATCGATATCCCAAGCATCTGTCCCATCTGAAAGCTTATTTCGTTTTATCGTAAACATATCTGGCAATACTTTAACATTGTGCGGTATTACATTTTCTTCCCAAACATAGCGGTCTGTAATGCCCATGTTCGCCAATTGGGTTTCTATCTTACCCCCTGTAACTTCCCATACTGCATTAGGGAAGAAAAAATACTGACTCTTCCTGGTATAACTTGTAAAGTCCAGCGTTATTTCGTCCAGATTCTCCAATGCCCCATCGCTCATACGTGGCGAGTTTAGGATCAAATTACGAATATTCCGATCCAAATAACGTTCCCTCGCAAATTGGCGAAGGAAAGTTCTTATATCCTTTCCCTTTATAGACGAAACGATCCGTCCTACTACGCGTACATATTGAGTATTAGCCGAATTTTCATCCCTTAAGGCATGAAATCCGTTTAGTTTCAAAAAATAATGTAGGCAATCCGCATCTATTTCGTACTGTTTCTTCCCGGTTTTCTCGTTTTGCGTTATCTCCCAAAATCGGGCTGGCATAGCCATTTTAAGAAGGTTCCTAAAATCTTCATTTTTTTGCCTTAACTCCATGAAATCCCGGAAATCTTTTCGTGGTTTCCCGCGCCAATCTTTATAGGTAGTCAGCCAAGAAGGTAGCCAGACCGTTAAGATATCCATATACTTAAGTGCTAATTCCGTAGCCTTCCTTATACCGGTCGAATCGATATCCGGTATATTATATAGTTTCTCTACATACTTATATATTTCCTTAATCTCTTCCGGGCTTACTTTGTAGGTTTCAGAATTAAACCACAAAGGAGAATAGCCAAGCGAAGCAACACAAAGTGAATCACGTTCACCTGAACAAATGAAAGCTTCTTCCAGCTTTTTTTCTTTATAAGGTTTATCCTCATTTTTGGGATCCTGTTTAAATAAAGCTTCTTCTTTCGCATTATATTCCCGGTACAATTTCTTTAGTTCTTCCAGACCGTTAATAAATTCTTTGGGCTTCACCCCATCAGGGGTATAACTAAAACGCCATTGTTTATCCGGGTTCAACGGTTCATATATCTTGTAGAACTTAACAACCTTTTCAGGATCATTACTAGACTGTACAATACATTCACGCATAAATATAGGATAGGTAGGCGTTGTGTATTTAGTGGTAACTTCCCTATTCTTAACATAAGAAATCGATTTTGCCACGTACCAATTTAACCGATCAATATGTTCCTGCTTTACGCGCGGGCCCATGATCTTAAGTTGATCTGCCGTGAATGTTTTTTCAAGTTCAAAGAAGCGGGATCCTTCCTTTTCGTCAGCTTTAGCCGGTCGCTTTCTGATATCCGGCTTATTGACTGACTTATTTAGTTCGTTAGTCACATTATAACGACTTGCCAGCTTAAAAATCGCTTCTGAAAAAGAGATACCTTCTTCATACATGCAAATATCAACCGGGGACATTGCTGTAGACTGATCCCCGAAGTCCGTTACCTTATAGACTTCATAGTCGTTATTTACTTTGAATTTCTTGATACATGCCGAAGCGTCGTCTTCTTCCGGGCGGCGTTTAAATTTCTTTTTGTTATCGACGCATCCTTCGGCCTGTGGATAATAATCTAAGATTATATCTAGTCCATCATGCGTTTTGCTATAAATGTCACTAACTTTAATCATAACTTCTAAAGTTACACGGTTACAAACTTTTTTCTATCTTTTTGGGGATATATCCACTAACTAAAGCATTTTATATTGTAGGCGAAAAGAAAATGTCTTAATTCTCTTTTCTTGTAATGGAGATCGTCTATCTTCATCAGCAAGGACGCATACACGGTCTTTGTCGTTGATAACATAACCTTTCTTTCTCATTTGATACTTTAGGTTTCTTAATCGGCGATCCTCCTTTACAGGCTCTTCCCCCTTACTTTCAGGCAAAATACTTTCTCTCATACTTTCTACTCCTTATATTCTGCGGATGTTACACCACATGAGAACCACGCTATTATCATTTGATTCCTTTTTAATTTGTTATACGTCATTTAGTAATCTTCTCTAATTCCTTAATAAGCGGAAGAACATGCTTTTTCACTTGCTTTAGCTCCGCCGCATTTCCATCATCGGGAGTCCCTTCCAGTAATGCCCGGTAGGTTTCGTACATTTCTCTAAGCCAAATAACTTGCTCCTTAGAAATTGATATTGATTTTTCGCTCATTATTAAATTATCTATTCATTTTTTTCTTAAACCAGTATTTCTCACCAGTCCTACAACCTGGTTGAAAAGATCCAGGATATCCCTTACGTTTACTAGCTGCTTGCGCATCCCTTCGATTGTAGTTATACACTTCTTTCAACCAGTCGGGATCCTTAACTAATCCCAATTCGCGAGCTTTACGCGTAACTGTCCTAGGAGATACCCCTATTAATTCAGCTAATTCCTCATTCCGGGTAGTTGGATAGTACCGTTTCAATAAACTAAGCATATTCCCCGTCCACAAAATCCGAGTACTATATCCCTTATGTTCCACTAGCCGCCCTTTTGCCTCATGGAAAAAGCAACCATCAGGAACTTTACGGTTTCTAGCATACTCCTGCCTCTTTTCTTCCCTTACACATTCCTTACAATGTGAACTATACCCGGAAGCACATTTATAAAAACTATGTAACCAAAGCTTACGCCCACAAACCGGACAAATTTTCTTTCGACATTGCTTCATCCTATTCGATTATTAATCTGTAAATATTTCAGTTTCATCCAGTACTGCTTCAATCGTCTGTTTCCACATATTCCTAGCAACTTTATAATGATGTGGCAATACATATACTTCCGAAAAAGTATCACCCATAAGTTTAATTTTCTCGACCTTATAGGCAATATGATGATAGCCTAATAAATCAAGATAGTACTTTAACCTATTCTTCGACTCGGTTGTAATAGCTAGCTTCATATATGATCTAGCTTCTTCTTCCGTATTTATCGATCCTTTTAATTGTACGTCCATGGCTCAAGATTAATTAAAAATAGGGTTCTTCCCCCCAATCTCTGTTTATTATACTATTGGTGCAGTGCCCGCAACAACATTTGTACACAACCTTACCGGCTAGTGTTATTTCAGAAGGTGAATGATAAAACGTGGATCCGCATTTATTACAAGTAAATTCGCCATAATCCGCACCTAAAGAACTACCCAAAAACCAAAGCCCGTATTTATGCTTATTTAGATAGTTATCTCGCCCTTCGGCTTTTTTACTCAACCGAATACGATAATCCATCTTAATACTTTCGGCATCTCCCCAATCAATAATTCTTTTTTCATATAGAAAATTCCTACGAATATTATAAGCAAGATCGGACGCTCTACTACTTAATGAATAATACAACTTGTATTTTTCCGAGTGAAATTCTTCCGTATCAAATTTTCGGGCTCGCATCATCTTTTTATTATGTAGTTCTTTTTTCTCAAGAAAAGAGCTATTCAGCCTTTTAAGCTTTTCCAGCTTATTTTTTACTATTCCATCTTCCATAAAACCAGTTTTTAAAGTTTGATCTCTTGCACGTAGGTTAATGTCCCCTTGTAGCCCCTGGCTCTAAGTTCATCCATCAATTCACGCGGTTTAAATTGCGCTAATTGGGGATTACTTCCTGGTTGCTGTTTCTTTTTCCCTTTAGAGATCTTCGCAGAACGACAACTCATGCAAACGTTACATAATCCGTCTGCCGTCTTAGGGTGGTGTGAAAACTCACTTATAGGCAATACGCTGCCACATGCTGTACATTTTTTTGTTTCCATAATTTCACTATTTACATTCAGGTAGTTTTGATAATTCTTTCCCATTAAGGAGATAAGAAGAGGTGTAGATCCGGCCTAAATACAAGTGGAGCTTTACGCATCCACATTTGACGCAAATTTCAGCCTTATAGACTCCCGGTATTCGATCTGGTGTCGGCTGTAATAAAGTCCATCTATGCCGTGCCATAGCTAATCTTTTGTGCCAGTATAAATACACGGCGAATTAAGATCTACTGTACTTCCCAGGCCATTGCTAAGAATATTAAGAAGATCTTCTCTTTTATCTGGATCAACTTTTACCAGATAAAAACCTGATTTCTTTTTAATGTTACTATGTACTTGCTCTAAGGAAAAATTTTGTTCCAAGAACTTTGTAAACTCCGGGTATTCACCCGGCCTAAAATTAAGAGTGTCGATTCTGTGGAAACTTCCATCTTTATAGACTTCTAGTTCCGCTTTTCTTGCTGTAATACTTGCTTTTCCTGCCATAATAGAATTTTTTAATGTTAAACATAACCGGTCTGTTCCCGGCTGTCACCGGTTTAATGCCTTGTTATTATCCGTTGGCCTTCTACACTTTTATGTAACGTCCTGGAAGGTGGGATCGAACCACCGACGTAAACACCCGATATCATCTGCATTTTTGTTCTACCGCTGAACTATTCCAGGGGGTGCCGATCTATTCTCGGCTGTCACCGGTTTAATGCCTTATTATTGTCCGTTGGCTTCTCTACTAGGCAGAGTATTAAGTTTCAGTTCGTCTTAACCTTACCACTTCTTCCGTCTGTACCCGTCGTGTATTGGTGGTTCTACGGTACAAATCACTAGCATGTACATATTCGCCAAATATGAATACGGAAAGAAAACAAGCGGCCACAAACCGTTTTACCGGTTCACACATAGACAAGGGAATATTAAATTTCCGGCAAAAGCAGAACTTTGTCAATTCAGCAGCTTTGCTAATACCGGCCTTTTCTTTGATCTTCTGCAAGGTATTGTCTACCGTCTTAATTGAAATACCTAAAATGTTAGCAGCTTCTTTCTGGGAAATAGCGCCTAGCCCCATAACTTCCGCGATTTCCTCTTCCCGTTCTGTTAATTCTGCCTGTATATTCAT